GCGCACTGCCCGCAGCTCGCCGATCACGTGGGCATCGCTCACGATCGCATCGAACGCCTCGTCGCTGCGGCCCAGTTTGCGCAGCACCGTGTCCGGGTTGGGCAGTACGTTCAGCGCCGAATAGAATCTCGGATCGGTCTGCCGCGTAGCGATCTCACGCGCCAGGTTGGATTTGTTGGCCTTCTTCAGGTCGCGGGTATCCATCGTCAGTACCTCGTGAGGTTGGCGCCGCCACGCCGGCCACGGGTGGCGATCTGCGGGAGACCGCCGGCGCCGGATACCGCGGCCATCCACAACATGTGCAGCGCATCCGGGCCGTCATCATGATCGGCCTTCGGGAAGTGGCGGAGCTGGTCGATCAGCGTCACCTGCGACGGGTGCAGCCGAATCAGCCCATTGGCCATGTGTGGCTGCAGGCTCTCGATACGCAACAGCTTGTCGGTAATGGGCTGGACGCCGCGCGCGGGCACCGGAATGCCGCGTGCTGCCGAGCGCTTCACCAGCTCGCTGCGCAGGAACTCCTGGAACTGCACCGTCTCGATGACCCACAGCAGACAGTGGTACTCCGCCTGTAGCCCGATCACGTCCTCGATAATGCGATCAGGCAACCGCTTGCGGATGCCTGCCTCCACCACATCCAGGATGCCCGTCGCGCGGTTGAACCCGCCGACCAGGATCGCGCTGGGGTCGCGCGAGGCGCCGGCCCGGCCCAGCGAGGGGTCGCAGGCGCCGTAGAATAGCCACTCGGCCAGGCGGTTCACCCAGAACGTAATCACCTTGGCAAACGGTGCGTCGTCATCGGACAACGGGTCGTTCTGCAGCTCCGAGTCGAACGAGGCATGCCCGTCACGGGCCCGGATGAGCATCAGATCCACCAGCGGCCGGCCCGCCGGCCAGCTCACCTCAGCGCCGGCATCCATGTCGGCCTGGCGCTCGGCATAGAAGGCATCCGCCTCCGCCTGGCCCTGGTTGAGCAGCACCTCCTCCCAGCGGTCCCACAGATCCATCCGCTCCGGCCACTGGATCACGGCCTTGAACTTCCGGCTCTGCCACAGGGGGTTCTTGAGGAGTCGCGCCAGCACCGAATCGTAATGCAGGATGGTGCCGATGATGATCACGTCGAATTTGGCGCCGGCGCCGCCCAGTTTCAGCACCGCCTTGGTCAGCCAGGACTGGAGCTTGTCGCGCTGCTCCGGCGTGCGCACGTTGTCGTCGTTCTCCAGATCGTCGCCGACGAACAGGTCCGGGCGGTGCGGCCCGTGGCGACGGCCGCGGATGCGCTTGCCGCTGCCGACCGCCTCGATCTTGCGATTGTTGCGCGTCAGGATGACGCCGGCCTTCCACACGCGGCCCTGCCCGCACGCCTCGGGATAGTCCATCGCCAGCCGCGGGTTGCTCTCCAGCTCGGCCTTGATCGCCTCCAGCATGATCGCGGCCTGATCGAAGGCATCCATCCCGATGAGCGGGTACCATTTGCGGCCGGTGACCACGCACCAGATGACGAAGATCTGTGAGGTGATGGTGGACTTGGCCTCGCCACGGGGTGCTGCGATCGCATCTGTCTCCGCCTTGTCGGAATCCGCGATCTCCGGCAGCCGGGCGTACAGGTAATCGTGCAGCCGGCTGTTCGGCTTGGTGATGTAGTGTGGGAAATAGCAGCGCGTGAAGTATTCGAACTCCCGATCCGCGCGCGCCCGGCGCGTTCTCGAGGCCGCGGGATCGGGATCGAACCCGGTGACCTGCGCCTCGATCTGCTGCCGAAACCCGGCCGCCAGCTCGGCGAGCTGCTGGGCGAACTGGCGGGAAGAGAGTTTAGCCATCATGTCCTCGCCGGCCATGCACCGGGTTATCCGCTGTGACGAGCCGGCTGCGCGCCTGCCGTCGGCTGGTCAGGTGCCAGCCTTTGCATAGCTCGCACGCATACACCCACAGCCGGTCCGTCCCGGACTGTGAGATCGACCACATCGCCGCCGCGCGCGCCGTCAGCTCATCCGGATACCGGCGCTTCTTCCGGCAGGTGATGTGCGCAGGCTTCGGCGGTGGCGCGGTCATCAGGCGTAGGCCCGGCTCAGCTCCTCGCCGAAGGGCTCCATGACCTCCAGCAGTGCGGCGCCATGCTGCGGATAGTGCTGCTGAATGAAGGCGACCAGGCGTTCCAGCACCTCCATCGCCACCGCCAGCCGGGCGATCTTGCCATCGCCGCCGCCGGCGGCCTTGACCGTCTTGGTGTAGGCATCTGCCAGACGTGACATCGCCTCCGCCTTTTGTACGCCGTCGAGCTCGCTGGACCCGATCTGCTCCATCGTCGACTGGAACAACAGAGCGAACTCCTCCAGCACCTGGGTGGTGAGATCGCCCAGGCCGCCAGCGGCCATGCGCGCGGCCGAGCGCGCCCGATCCCAATCGTCACCCTCATCCTTCGCCTTGCGCTTCCAATGGCGGGCGGTGTTGTAAGCTACGCCGTGCTTCTCGGCGGCGGCCTCCAGCGGCTGACGCTCGCCGACATAGCTGCGCCGCACCGCCTGGCGTACCTCCGGTCCATGCGCCATCGCTCAGCCCTCGCCCCGCAGGCGCGCCGCCAGCAGGCTGGCCCCCACGCCGACGATGCCGCCCGGCGGCCGCCGCTGCACGCCCGGCACATCCGCGCGGCCGAGCGCGACATCCAGCCCGCGTGGCGTCAGCATCGTGGCCCCGGCCGTGTGCTCCACCAGGCCTTGCTCGGCCAGCCAGCTCAGCTCGGTGCGCAGCCGGTCGAGACCGACCACCATTGCCTGCGCCTCGAGGGCCGCCTGCAGCAGCAGATCCGGCGCGGCATAGCCGGGCTCGCGCTCCAGCGCCTCCAACAGCATCCGGCGCATCAGGGCGGCATGCCGATCGCGGTACTCCGTCATCGTTTCACCTCGTCCAGCAGGTGCTGATGGATCAGCGACAGATTACGTACCAGTGCCGACAGCTCCCCCTCGATCTTGCCCAGGCTGCTGGCGATCACATTGACCTTTTCGTGCAGCTCGGCCAGGTCGTCATCGTCGGGCAGGTGCCGCACATCGCGTTCCAGGAGCGTCAGGCGCTCGGTGAGCTCGCTGACCCGCACATCGACCCGGTCGATGGCCGCGCGGTTGGCCTTGGTCCGGTTGATGATCCAGGTGTGGACGAACAGCGCCGCAATCACGAACGCCTCGACCACATCCAGCCAGAACCGCCAGGCAGGATAATTGAGATCCATCAGCCCCTCATCGCGACGCGTTGCTCCCGCCGTGTAAGACACGGCACACACAGTCCAGCCGCCAGGCGGTGCGGCGCCAGCGGTTCGTGGCAGTCCGCACAGCACGGCTCGCCGTCGATCACCGCCGGTGCGGTCGCCGCATCTGCCCGCCGCGGGTGGGCATTGATCGCCTCCCCACGCTCGATGACGATTTGCGCGCGATCCGCATCATCCATCGTGGGTACTCCGACAGAGCGCCTCCAGCTGCTCGGCGTATTCGCGCCGCAGACGCTCGCGCTCTACCAGTCGCCGGTAGGCGGCATCGCTCAGACACGCCAAGTCGGCCTCGCTGATGCCCGGCAGCACCGGCCGTTCCGGGCACAGCAGCGGTACCGTCATATAACGCACCTCCGGCGCGGCACACCCAGACAGCACGGCGGCGGCCAATAGGCATACGATCGTCCGCCCCATCACCAATCGCCCTCCAGGTGGTCGCGCCGGCCCGCGTCCAGGCGCGCCTCGGCCTCGCGCTGCTCGGTACGGTGTCGCTGCTCCACCTCGGTGCGGACCTCATCCGCCTGCCGGCGCGCGGCCTGCGCGGCGTCTGCCTGCTCGGCGCGTTGGGTCGCCCGTCGGGCATCGGCCCGCGCGGCATCGGCCCGCTGTTTCCACCATACCGCCAGGGCGGCCGCCACCACCGCGACCACGGTCAGCAGAATGTCTTTCGCACGTGTCAGCCAGCCGATCATGCGCGCAGCGCCTGGGTCGTGAGCACGCGCAGCACTGCGTTGCCCACCGTCACGCCAAACAGCAGGATCAGATAGGTATGCTCCCCGAGCAGCGGCTGCAGCAGGTGCAGACTCGACTCGGCGGCCGCGCACATGCCGACCAACGCATTGAACCGCAGCGTCTTGGATTTCCACCACGGCTTGCATCCATCCATCGCTCAGGCCGCCTCTCGCTGCGCCGCCTCGACACTGAGAATACCGTGCACGTAGACCGTGCGCGGCCCCAGCCCGCGCTCGATCTTCACGGCCGTGAGCAGCTGCTCACGTGCCGGCTGATCCGGCCAGGCGACCGCCACGTGCACCCACTGACCGAACTCGTGGATCAGCTGGTCGTAATCGCGCAGGTGCCGCTCGATCCAGCGGGCGACCTCCAGCGGTGTGTATCCGGTCACGACGATATCCGCCGCCCGCCCAGACACGTGAGCCGATCCGTCCTGGCTGCCGATCCGCCGGTTCAGCGGGAGCGGCCGGTAGCCCGAGGTGACATGTACCGGCCCGAGTGCGTCCCGCAGCGGCTGCAGGACCCGCACACACAGCCGCTGGAGGTTGGCAAACACCGGCCCCTCGGGGTCGACCCGCATATCGATGCCGTGGCGCGCGGCCGTCTGGCTGCGCGTGAACTCGTCGAGGAAGAAGTTGCGCGACAGCGCCAGGCGGCTCATGCGAGCACCTCCCGCAGCCTGGACAGGGCAGCCCGCCCTGCGGCGGGCTCACCCGCCGCAGGAGAGGTTGGCGGCGTGGGCATCGGGTGTTTTGCAGCCGGAGTGGCAGGCGCGCGGCGCGCCAGGTGCGCGCGCTTGGCGAAATGATCCTCGACCAGGTGTCGCACCCAATCGCGGATGATCTCCGGCACCGTGTCCAGCGCAGCCGCACGCGCCGCGCGCGTGGGCAGCGCGATGATCTCGGCGGCATAGTGCCGTGGGCGTTTGTCTGGGATGGTCATGCCGCCAGAGTAGGCGGCGGCAAGGATGGGGATGGGCGGGAAACGCTGCCCCGTCAGGGCCTGTGGGCGAGGCGCACACAGCGTGCGCCAACGCCCGCGGACGTGTCAAGGAACGATGTCGTGATGCCGACCTCGTGCACCGTCCTCACTACCCGAGCCCATTCGATCACCTCACCCACAAAGGGCAGGCCATACCGTGCCTGGAAAAAGTCGCGCATGTCCATTCGGCGCTGAAAACCATCGGCGCGTACAAAACGATCGAGTAGGGATCCAGGCAGCCGGTTACCGCCGAGGATCACCACCAGGTGCCTGTTGTGCTCGCGGATCTCGATCGGCGTGACGGATATACATAGTGCATGACTCAGTAATACGCATCCAGCAGTACGCATGCCGGTGTAAAGTTGTAAAAGGTCACCGACTCGGGTCTGCCTTTTGCGTGTCCGCCGGATCGTCTGACGTTTTTGACCGGATTCCACCAATGGCGCCATATCGGCGGAGAAATTGTATGCCACCATACTCAGGTCACCTTGTTTCGCAATGGTTCTGCTCCGAACAGATCCCCGGTTGGATCTTCCTCGCGTCCCTCGGCACAGATGATCTTGATCATCCGCCACGACAGCCCCAGCTCACGCGCCAGCTGGCGGCCGGATTTCGTCCCGCGACGACGCGCCTCGCGGATGTAGTGGTTGCGGATCTGTGCCAGCAGCTTGTCCGCCTTCGGCAGGTCGATCACCTCCCGCCCGAAATGACCGCAGAGGATCTCCACGGACTCCCGCTGCAGGAACTCGCGTAGCGCCGATTGTTCCGGGTCCTGGGCGATGTAGGTCGGCACCCCGCCGCGCGCCGCGAGCAGCTGCAGCGTCTCGGCCACGCCGATCAGCTTGACCAGCGTGCGCAGCTGCGGCGGCAGCAGCCGCTCGTCGATCACGCCGAGATCCGCGTGCGCCGGCTCACTCATCCAGCGCCACCCCGGCCTGCCTGGCCCAGGCACGCAGCGCCTGGATGCAGTTGTTCAGATCCTCGCTGCGCGCCCACTCCAGCCGCGCCTTGCGGGTGATGCGTGCGCAGAACTTCAGCATCGCCGCCTCGCCGCGATCGCGCACCACGCCGGCGTCGGCCAGCGCGCACCAGATGGCCGTGATCTTGGCGATACGCGGCTTGCGCCAGTCGGTGGCATTGTGGATCGCGCGGCCGCGTGGCTTGAAGCCCTTGGCGCGCAACTCGTCGAGCACGGCCTCCAGTCCGGCCAGGTCGAGCGTCGTCGCCGACACCTTGTCATTGCGGGCCGTCGCCCCGTGCCGGGCGAGCAGGGTGCGATAATCCTCCTCCTGCATGCCCAGCACGGTACGGGCCACGTTGAGCAGGCGATAGAGCGCGTAGCGGCGATCGCCCTGGCGCGGCGTCTCCATCACGCCTCCGCCGGGGCCTTGGCATGGCGCCAGGCATGCCAGCCCTTCCGCTCGGTGTGGCCCTGCAGCCGCAAGGCCGCCCGGCGGGCGGTCTGCACCGCTGCATGCCGATTGCCACGGGTCGCGCCGTAGACCACCGCCTCCCCGCACCAGGCCCGCCAGACGAACCGCATGCCAGGCACACCGGCGAAGCGCACGCCCCACGGCGCCTCGCCGATCGGCAGCACCTCGCTGCCGCTGTGGCCGCCGCGCGCCGTCATGCCGCGGCCTCGCGCTCGGCCTCGGCGAGCAGGGCGCTCACCAGCCGGTCGGTGTCGCTGTCCACCGGCTTGATGATCACCACGTCCTCGTCGTCGGCGATGCTGATGCCCAGCCGCTTGAGGTCCGCGACGCTCAGGTCGTAGACGGCCGGCTTGTGCACCGATTCGCGCACCCGGATCAGTAGTTCGGCCTGCTCGGCCGGCAGCAGCCGGCGAATCCGGGCGACCACCGCCGCCTCGTCCTCGATCACCACCTGGCCGCGCTGCTTCATGTAGCCCACCCGCACGCCGCTCAGCGTGAGCGTGCGGGGCTTCACGAACAGCTCCGGCGCGGCGTCGATCGCCGCCTTCAGGCGCGCGTGCAGCTCGGCGGTCTTGCCCACCGCCTCGCGGATGACCGGCAGCACTGGATGCTTGATGCGCTCCAGCTCGGCCTGCAGGGTGGTGATGATGCCTGTGAGGTAGGCGCGCGACTCGGCATAGTCACGGGTCAGGGTCTCGATCTCGGTTATCGTGGTCATCGCAGCGCCTCCTCGTGCGCGTCGAGCAGCGGTTCAGGGGCGGGCGCGTGGCCGCCGGCCATGTACAGCACGGCCATCAGCCCGACGCCCAGGACGCCGCCGGCGATCAGGCCGGCGAGAAATGCCAGAAATGGAAACATGTGCTCCTCCTCGTGGATCGTAGGTGTCATGCCGGCGACTCCGTCGTCGCCAGCTCCATCTGCAGTTGTGCGCACAGCGCATCGAGGCCGATGCGCTTGAGCGCCGCCTCCTGGCGCAGGCTCGCCAGCGCGCGGGCGTGGAACCAGGCGACGGTGTCGGCCAGCTCCGCGTCCGAGCGCGCCCAGAAATACCCGCCGCGCCCGCCCGCGCGGTGCGCGATCGGCGCGCCCTCGCGGCGCAGCTCCTCGACCAGCGCGCGTGTCAGCCGCGACTGGTCGTAGCGCTTCCAGGGGATCACCGTCTCGCCGGTCACCGCGTGGTGCAGCGCCGTCATGGTGATGCAGTGCTCCGGCCCCTGGTGGCGCTCCAGCAGCGCGCGCAGACGCTGCTTCAGGGTGTCGCGGTCATGCTCAGGCATCGTCGCCTCCTCCTCGGTTGAACAACGCGTCTTTCCAGCCCGCCGGTGGCCCGCTGCGCTTGACGGCATCGAGCGTCTCGCCGACCGACTTCGGCCCGCCCTCAGTGCTGCGGGCATAGCGGTACCGCTTGTCCTCCTCAGCCTTGCGCTCCGACTGTCCGGCGGCCTTGCCCGCCAGGCTGAACACCACCGTCTGCAGATAGCCGTGGCCGGTGAGCGGCAGGGTCAGGGCATCGCGGCGTGCGACCACCTCCTCCATGCCGGTCCGCCAGTACTCCACGGGCGCCGCGCAGCTCACACCGTTGCGCGCCACCTGGGCGCTGCTGACCAGCCCGTGCAGCTCGGTCAGCAGCCGCACCAGCTTGCGCGACTGCAGCTTCTTGCCCGGCACCGCGAACAGGTCGAGGTAGGCGAGCAGCGGATCCGCCAGCCGCGGGTCCAGCCGCAGTGCCGCGGCCAGTGCTTGGCGCTCGCGTGCGTCACTCAGAAACTCCGCCAGCGGCCGCGGGCTGCCGCAGGCCGGACAGACGCCGGCGACCGTCATCGGCAGCCGCCCGCCTGGCGCAGCCGCTCCAACGCCCCTTCCCAGGCCCTGGCCAGCGCGTCGTCGATACCGGTCAACTCATGCGCCATCAGCGAGCCCGTCAGCACCAGCGTGCGCAGCGCCGTGTTCTGGCGCCGGTCGGGGATCTCCCGCGCCTCGATGCCGGGCACCGCGTCCGGCAGCACGTCGAGCGTGCCGGCCGGCGTGCGCGGCAGGGCCATCCAGTGCGTCGGCGCCGCTGCGCCGTCCATCTCCAGGTCCGTGCCGGTCAGCATCCAGCGCCCGTCGCGGGTGCGGAACGCGATATCCGTGCTCGGCGGGCAGTCGCGCACGGGCGACCAGGACACCAGCACGTCATGCAGCGGCTCGGGAACGCAGGTCTCCACCGGCAGCCAGGCGTTGACCGTCGGCCGCGGCCGCGGCGTGATCACGGTGGGTTCCCACAAAGGTCTGACAGGGTTCATCGCTGTTCTCCTTATGCAGTTATGCAGTGCTGGAGGTTCAGGCCGCGCCGCCTGAAGCCAGGTTGCGGTGGCGCTCATGCGACACCTCGTAGGCGTGGTGACGGATCGGTTGCACGTAGCCCGTGCCACGCAATTCCGCGTCCGCCGGCAGCAGCGACTCCTCCAGGTCGAGGTGCATCACTGCCGCCTGTTCCGGCAGCAGTGGCGCCTGCTGCGGCAGATCCGCCACCGCCTCCAGGATCTCGTGCGGTGCGATCAGAAAGGCGTCGAAGCGGATGCCGCGCGTCTCGTACAGCCGCTCGGCCTCGAAGACCGCGCCCCAGTGCTCGATATACGCGTCGCTGTACATGTCACGCCCTCCGCTTGACCCGGAACCCCAGCACGTCGGTGCCGACCTTGAACACCAGCTCCGGCGTGAGCGGGCGGCCCTTGCTCAGCCCGTAGTCGCGCACGCCCGGCACGATCGCCTCGCACAGCACACGCGCCGAGCCGTCGCACACCTGCCAGAAGGCGTCCAGCACTTCGGGCGTGAGCTGTGCGGTCACCTCCTCGTCGTCGGCGAACGCCGCGCGCGCCAGCGCCTCCGCGTCCTCTTCGGTGATGGCGGTGATCACCGGCGGCCAGTAGTTCACCCGCGAGCTGATCTGCCCGAACTGTCCGCGCGGGTCGCGCACCAGCGGCTGCAGGCGTTCCGTGCCCGTCAGCACCACGCCGATCTGCGCCAGGTCGCGCAGCCGGCGGATGTATTCCATCGCCTGCTCGGTCAGCGTGTCGGCCTCGTCGACGATCAGCAGCGCATCCGACCCCTTTAGCTTGTGGACGAGGGCGTCGAACATCTCGTCCTTCGTGCCGCGGCTGGCGCGGCTGGACTTGCGCACGCTGGCGTTGACCATCTGCACCAGCATGTCGAGCATCACGTAGGCCGCCAGCCCCGGCCGCGCCTCCAGGAGGATCACGTTGCCCGCGAGCTCCGCGTGGTGCTTCACCGCATAGGTCTTGCCGGTGCCGACGAACGCCGCCACCACGCAGAAGCTTCTGTACATGCGCGCCCGCTTGCAGGCGGCGGCCACCGCGCGGTCCACGCTGGTGTGCACATAGGGCATGTCCACCACCCGGTGCTCGTGGCGGCTACGGTCGAGGTCGATCACCTCAATGACCTTCTTCAGGTGCTTGCTGGGCGGGCTCTGATACTTGGCCTGCAGGATCTGATTGAGCGTGCCGAGATTGACGCCGGCCCGCTTGCCGAGCTGGGTCTGCGACCAGCTGGCGGCGATCTGCTCCGGTTCCATCAGCCAGCGCAGGATGCGCCGGATGTCCTTCTGGTCCTCGTCGCTGTAGGCGGCGGGGAACTCGGTCGGGATGGTGATGTTCGAGGTACGGCCATTCATGCGCTATACTCCTTCGCGATTGCGGTTGAGGGACTGCATCAATAGTCGGTGTCGTAGGGATCGAAGTCGTCGAATCCGGACACCGCATCCTGGGCGGCGGGCTCTTCGGAGCCCGCCGTGTTCTTTTGGAGTGGCAGGTAGGGGGCAGGCGCATCCATCAGCACCTCCAGGTCGGCGAGGTGCTGGTCATGGGTCAGGTTCGCTCTGTGTTGGGCCTCGACCTCTGCGGCGCGCTTGGCGATGCGACGCATCTGGCCGGCTCTGCGCTTCTCGCGCTGCTCTTCGAGCCTGGAGCTCGGCAGATACGCCACCTTGTCGCGCAGCTCGGCAATGCATATCAGCCGGTCCTGCTCGTCATAGACCCATACGTGTGCGTCGTCGTGGATTGAATACTCCACTGCCACGGCACGATCGTTGTAGAAGGCGAGATCCGCATGGGTGTAGCTGCGCTTGTCCAGCGTGATGCGCCCGCGCCGCACGGTGCGCTGCGCACGCTCACGGATCGTGGCGTGTTCCGGCAGCTCCAGTGGTACGCGCACCAAAGCTTCGGCCCACACCTCCGCGGGGGTTCTCCCACCCAGGGCGCTGTGCGAGGTATGGTTGTAGTGGCCGATCCATGCTGCGAGCGAATCACGGTAGGCGTAGAAACTCGGTAGCGACCGTTTGCCTTGCGTGAGCTGCGCACTGAGCCGCCGGTTGATCTCTGGCGCCATGTCATCGCCGCAATAGAACATGCCATCGGCAAACAGCTTGTCGTGCTTGTCGCGGACTGTGCGGAAGAACCGCTCGATGTGGCCGCGTCCCTTCGAGTTCCCGGGGATCGAGAACATCGGCTGGATGCTGAAACGCGCGTAATAGCCGTCTGCCTCCTGGCTCATCGCGCGCGCTTTGAACCCCGAGCCGTTGTCGATGTGCAGCCAGCCAGGCACATGGTCCTGCGTGGTCAGCGCATGCGACAACGCCAGGATGGTGCTGTGCTTGGACTCCGCCTCCGAGAGATACCACCCGGGGATGTAACGCGAGGCGATATCCATCACCACCGTGAACTCAGGGCGCCAGATCCCGCCCGACTGAGGGTGCGCCAGGTACACATCGACGGTGTGGCCGTCCATCGAGTACAGCTCACCCACCTGCAGCACCGAGGTATCGCGCTCGATGTAGTGGCCCTTGTTGAGCCGGTGATAATGGCGGCCCAGTCGCTGCGGGCTGTTCGGCCCCAGTGTGGCCGGCAGGCTCTTGAGGTAGCGTCTCACCCGAGCCTCGGTGGCGCTGCCCCAGCCCTCGCGCCGCAACTGGTCGGCGACGGCGCCGGGCAAGGGCGCGCTGGGTATGTGATACAAGGCCAGCGCACGCACCTCCCAGCCATACTCTCGGCGTATCCCCCCCTTGTGGCGGGGCGCGGCCGCCGTGCTATCGCCGCGCAGATAGGCGGCATAGTTGCGGTCCCAGCGGTACAGGGTCGCGCGACTCGGGCATCGGTTCGCTTTGCCGGGCTGCAGCACGCTCAGAGCCGCCAGCACTGCCGCAGGCAATAGCCCGGCCGCGAACTGCTCATGGAAGCGCGCACTGGCCGGCCCCAGGGTGTCAGTGCCGAGATCCGTGCGCAGTGTGCGCACGTACCGCATGACTGTGACCAGCGACTCCTGCTTGTGCCGTTGGGTCGTGTTGAGCCTGTGAGCTGGAGATGCGTCCTGGGACGCCGGCAACGCCGGCATCCGCAGCACGGGGAGCGTCTTCAGTGCCATGCCTCAGCTCCCCTTGCGTGGCCGGCCACGGCCGCGCTTGGCTGCGGGAGCGAGGTCGATCTGGCGATTCACGGCGCGACGGTCGGCCGCTCGCATGAAGTCCGTATGACGCTGTTGCGCGCGGGCCGCTTCGTGGGACTCCAGTACGGGCGGGAACACGTCCACGTCCGCCTGATAATCGGCAAACACGTCATAGCCACGACTGAACAGCGCGGCGGCCGTCGCATGCAGCCCTTGCAGGGCATACATCAAGGGATGAACGATGGCATCGACCTCGGCCCGCGGCATGTCGTGCGGCAGCAGGGTCACCCGATCCATCACCGCCTGCAGCGTGTGCGCGTTGGCCCGCAGCGCCTCCGTCTCCTCGAGCACCGCCCGGCGCAACTCCAGGGCCGCCTGGTGCATCTCCGGCAGCGCCCGCACCCGGCG